ATACAGCGCACATGCACTGTGTGTTATTTCGCCCTATACACTAAGGGGGAAGGCTAAGCATGTCCCCTCTTTATTAATTGAAATTGTAATCTCTGGAGTTTCCTCTGGAGATTTACAACCTCTTGTTGACTTATTATACCTAACATATTTCTCATAACCCAGAACACCAATAGCCTCAAGATCGGAGAGAGCTAATTGTGATGCTTTGTGCAAATAAGTACCTCTGCTTTCGATTAAGTATCTAGTCGCAGGCATCCTTATTGCATTATAGCATTTCCAATCAGTCCGATCAAAAGAGCTAGCCCTATTTTTCTCACAAACGCAAACTGACTTAGCACACTTATAACAGACACCATACCGCTTAGCTCGACGCTTAGCTGCACTTTTAGACTCACCTAACCTCTGCATTATTGATAGTATAGTGATCCCCTTAACTGCTTTAAGCTAAACCTCCACAGGTCCTTCGGCCACGTTGCTTTGAGCTTCGAATACACCCTTGGCGCCTTCAGTTCGAAAGACACGTTGATGCATGACTTGCATGACACTGGCCTCAGAGCGTGTCAACCTAGATATTGCAAGACCCTTAGAAAAGTCAAACATTACCTGAGGTTCCTTATTCCCAGCCCTTGTCATCTTCTTTGCCAAATTGGTGTAAACACCACTATTAGCTGCGGCCTTCAGGTAATGGTAAGCCTCATTAGCAAAGGGCTCACACATTTGACGCAGTGTAGCTCCACACATTGGAGGACCGTCAGCAGCCTTAGAGACCACTATCATTGTGACTAAAATCTCTCCCAATTTGATATCCTCACCCTTGAGGAGAGCTGGATTCAGACGACCAGCTGAGAGATCATAGCACCTTATTGACTCAGGATAGTTACTTATCTTAGCACTAGTACCTATAATACCTATATTACCAAATATATTACTAAGTATATTATGGTTAAGTTCCTTTTCCTCATCAGAAGAGGGCTCTGACTTTAGAGCCGGATGCTTCACGCTGAGCAGCGTCAGTACTGCTCGCCTCATCCTCTTTGATTCCTCTCCCATCCTTTGTGCTTGCACTTGCCCCTGAACCAACACTTGATCTGATCTTCCTTATTATCTCCGCGACGTCGAACATAGTCTTATCAATTACGTCTCCACTTGGAGTATCATTGAGACGGAGATTCCCTATTTCAGGATCAAGAATTTCAACCTGGCCGACTGCTTGGTAGATTCTCTTCCCGTGTTTCTTTATGAGCATCTTTGTTTCCAGTTTGTCATCCATGAAACGACAGAGTGCTACCACGTTTAAGGCCAAGGGGTGAGAACCGTCCATGAAGTCTATGCCCTCAGATCTCAGACGGATGGAGATGGTGAAGCCCCCCATGATGTCAGTGGTCGCTACGCAGAAATCTGGAAAATCTATGTACGCGCTGACACCATCCTTGCACCTGAAGCGGAAGGATGAGAGGACATTCGAACCCTCTTTCCTCCTCGTATCAACGACCTGGGCTACATACTGACCATCCAGCCTACTTCCAAGACCCATAAAGCCCAGAGCGAGACAGCCAAAGTGCATAAATGGGTAAACGTCAGGGTCAATTCCATCCATAGTCTCCTCGCAAAATAGATCCATCTGAACATTGACCTCACCTGACTCAACCGTGAGCTCCTTGCAGATCGCACATTTGAAGACCCTCTTTGGCCCAAAAATTTCATCGAGCACCCCGAGCTCATAGACCTTCTTTTTATCAACGATCTTCTCAAAGTCTTGGAGGTTTGAGAGACCATTCTTGAGATTCCTCACCTTAAATACTTTATTCTCCACCCTCTCCATTATTAAACCATGGTTGCTCCTTAAACCAAGAAAAGGCAATTTGATATTATCTTAATGCCTTGGAGAGCATGATGGATGTGTGGGCAGCTGAGGTTTATCCTGTGTAGCTTGTAGTTCATCAAAACAACCCTTTGTCCACTCAAAACAGAGAGGTGCATGAGATTACCTCCAGAAAACCTGTGAAGAGATTTGAGATTTTCACTAGTCACAACTGAAAAACCCAGGAGTTCAGTTAACCGCTGGGCATCACCTAGTTCAGGGTAAGCAGGCTGAGTTACTAAAGTTGGGGAGTAGCTGAAGCTCTGAACTTGAGCAGAATGATTCCCCAGCAAATAGTTCCTCAGAGCTACCACAGAACTATCAGAACTACCTAACCTTAAAAGAAAGTCTAAATCATCTGGGATAGCTATATCACTAATCACTAGATTATTATAAATATTCACAAGCTCCTCTAAACTAAACCTATCCTTGATGAGCCCCTCCATCATCCTTCACCATCTGAGATAATATCCTCTTCGGAAGAGTACAGCGCACTGATATTGGCCGGCAGATGGCTTTTGAGCTTGATTATCTTCCTCACCAACTCCTGATAAGCATCCAGATCTATATTCAAGAAATGAAGATGATCGCTTAATCTGTAACCATAACTCGCCTCCAATGCATAATTTGCGATGCACAAATGGAGAGTGCCTTCAGAACGTTTCATCTCCAGCCTATCCAGGAGAAGGTTCGGATCCTTAACAATGCCAAAAGGGCTCACTCTCCATCCGCAGAAGAGCGGTTGATCGCTGTAGTTCACCTTGGCTTTGAGTTGTAGGAGACCAAGTAGATCATGGTATGCCATATCCACTTCTAGTTTGCCAGGAGCCACCATATCATCACCTGCGAAGGCCAAGGGTTGGTAAGGTCCTATTTTGTACCTCAAGAAGGTGAAGGCCATGTTACAAATAGTATTGAAGAAAAAGGTACCGAATTCACCGGAAAACCTCATGATGGCCAAGTCACCTAGAGTACCCCCCATTCTAAGTTTGAGCTCAACATATTCACTGATCATCTCTTCTGGCCAATCGAAGTACCTCAAGAAACTTCTTTCGAAGCCTAAGATAGTAGCATCTTGCGATCTATCAAAAGCCTCATAGTCACTGTCAGTCCCGGTGAAATCCAAGAAGTACTCTTTGGCCCATCTATCAAGATCATCGTAGTTCTTCTGAGAAAAGATAAGAATATGCTCAGGGATCATCCTCCGAAACTGGAGCTCAGTCTTTCTCATTAAGGGCCCGAACCTGCAGAGAACGGAATGGGCGAAGCATGCTATAGTCTGTCCAGCCTTTGCATCGATACCTCTTTTCTCCATTTTTGTGCAGCACTGATTCTTTATGAAGATCTTTATAATGTTTGATGGCCAATCAGGGTCAGATCTTATTGAGTGAGCTTCAAGCAGTGCTGCGCTTTTTTCAATTCTTTTCTGAGTAAACTGCAGTTCAGATTCAGTCGGATCCACCTGGGGTACATGCCCTAATCCGATGCGCCTAGAAAACACATCGAATATCTGTTCCCCTATGTGTGCTTTAAGAGCAAATGATCTGCAGTTCTTCTCATAATCAGCGAAACGCAGCCTCTTCCGGATTGAGAGTATGAAGGTGATGTCATCTTCTGACCTGTGGTGAAGGTAGATGCTACTTGGACCATATGGACCTGCCATCCTCTCGCTTGGCACATCATCTCTAATCTGGTTGCTGTATCCCTGACCGTAGATGTGAGCTTCTCGATCTTCTTTGGCTTTGAGCTCTGTAGGAAATAGCTCATTCCGAAACTCAGAGAGTGCTAGATGTGTCCTGCTACTCTCTGGGGCTAATTCCTTCTCCATAAATTCCTCCTCCATCTCTTCAGCATCCAAGATAGTGAGCATAGCTTTGAGACCGGGGTCACCTTCTAATTTTTGCTCAATCTCAGCCCTAGTGGAACCTATCTGGTGGTTCTCCTCAATGAATTCAAAGGGGATCTTAGTCTCGGAGGATAATAATGACATTAACATCTTCTTGCTGATAATCTCCCTCTTGATGAATGCCTTGAGGATGCTGCTCCTGGCGGTAGATAGCACAGTCTCTTTGCCGACATCAAAGAAGACGTGGATTCCATTGCGGGCCCTGGTTAAAGCAGTGATTACATTAGTGTCTTCAGCACTCACAGAACCAGTATCAAGGACCAGTTGAATTATTTTTCTGCTTAGACCTTGAGATTGGCTAACTGTCATGATTTCTTTCATTTCCTTCTTCTTTTCAAGATAATCTCTGGAAAAGCATATGGTAGGCAGGTCATGATTTAAGGTATTAATCTCCTTCACCTCATAACCAAGAGTACCATGTGACTTAACCCCAAAGACGTTATTCTTTCTTGATAACCTGTTGGTAAACAACATGTATGGGCATTTAAGAGTGGACTCAGAATGTTGCTCCAGGGTGACTGGCCTTGTGGATCTAAACGTCAAGCTTGCCCTGGGTTTGTCAGCTTCAACAGCGTGCTTGTGGGTTGCCTGCATCCCGTTGGGCATTAAGAAGTACTTGGCTCCATCAAGAACAAATGTAGACGCCCCCTTCTTACAGGATACACTGAAATGGCACGCCCCGTCCAGCTGTACGGTCAAAATGGGGTTTCCGATTGGATAGCACTTCTCATCGTCAGCATGGAACCCTATCTTGCCACCGGCACAGTACTCCTGAGCTAGGCAATGATCGAAAGATTGGGGTTCCAGACAGCAAGCTCTAATCACTTCATCTAGACTCTCTGGCCAACCTCTAGAGTTGTGCTTTATGCCAGAATAAGTGTAACCCTCCCCATTCCTGCTATAGAACCAGGCATCCCTGCCTTTCAATTTGTCACCAGTGCCAGGCAAGTTACAAAAAGATGGACCAACATAGTCCTTGACATCCAGCGATAAACCACAGAGGCACTGGTTAACCTTTGGCAACCTCAATTCCTTGAATAACGTGGAATTCTCCCTCAAGACGATGTTGTCTTTCTCATTGTAATACGAGCACTGTAAAGGATCACCCAGGATAACAATATGCTTAAATTCCTTCATGAAAAAGACCAGATCAAGATAACCAGGGGGGAACAAGCCACATTCATCAACCACCAAGAGGTCACAACTTGCGGAGACCTTTAAGAATTTCTCAAAAGTGTACACATTATGAGATGTTCCTTCTAGATCCTTTGACCACTCATCAGCTAAGTTCCTTCTAGGGCTCACCACGGAGGCAATAATACCGGTGTTGCACTTGAGCATCTTGAGCAAAAAGGTTGTTTTTCCACATCCAGCAAAACCTAAGAAAGAACTAACCTGAAGCTCGTGATCTCCAACCACTCTTGTTTCAACCCTGCCCCATTGTTTTACAAACTCATTTAGTAGGACGCCAGTGAAACCCTTCTTGAATGCATTCACCAGTCTCAGAGCCCTCTCTGCCTTTACTGTGTAACTCAGTGTGCCACAAGTTTCAGAGACTCTAAGCATATCAGAGGGCAAATTCCTTATTCGCTCATAGGGCACCAGAGTGGCATGATTGGAGGAGATCTCAATCCCAATTGGATTGTACTCCCCATCAATGTGTAAATAACCACCCCCTTTTCTTGAGATAGCCATGGTCATATTCTTTGCGGCGGCTATCATGAGTAACCCTGGGAGCCCTAGACCATCCTCATTTAAGAACCTGGCGAATGAACTATCAATACTGATCATATGGCCGACTAAAATTGGATGCTCAACCTTGAGATGCTCACTTAGTGGTTTCAGCAGGCAGAGATTCTTTTTCGCCTCTACAACGGCTTCAAGTGTCCCTCCAAGATCCATTTGTTCCTCAACAGGCACTTCATCATCCACAGTGGTTTCAACAGCTTCAACCACTCCAACTGGTTCATCCTGGCTTTTCTGGTATGTTGCGCGCTTAATGTACTCATCAACCCCAATCAGCCCCTCCTGGTACAAAATGTGTGGCGCGCCATCCTCTAGAAGCATAACCTTTATGAAGAATTTGGGCACCGTCTCGATATACACATGATCCTCACCATCAGCAGGGCGCTCAGTGAAGTACTTGGCCTTCTGTTCCACAACCCTTGGGGGTCCCAGCATTTGCTTGAAGCGAGCACACTCCCTCTCCAGCTTTGGGATTACAAGCCTTTCCTCTCCCTCAGCGAAAGTTCTTGAATATGGATCTCTCTCAAACATGGGAATCATGGCGTACTGGGGTTCAAATTCTCCAGTTAGGCCCCCTTCAAACTTGCTATCAATATAATCCTCAATCTTCATGAAATGTTTGCTATTGAGGCTCTTGTACTCCTTGAAACCACAAGCGACCACCAATGTTGGGGTAACAAGATTCTTCAAATCCACGCGCATTTTCTCCATGTGGTATGCTTGTTTATCAACCATATAAAGAGCAAGGCCACTGAAGAACATATGCTCAATGGAGTGCTTGATAACCTCCCCTAAATCAAGCAGGCCAGACACGTTGTTAAAGTACTTGAGATCGCTGATGCACTTTGCGAGGCCACCAACGAATAAAATTTCATCAGCTGTCTCATCACTTTTTGAGAGCTGTCTCAATTTGCTGACCGCGCTTGCACTATCCGCTTTCTTGAGGGCCATTAGGTAATGAGCTGTCCTCCGAACAAATGACGCCCTTAAACGTGGGTTTCTGTTCGCGTATGATGCAAAGAGTTTCGGGTCAACTAGAGTAAAATCGGTGAAGATGTGTTGATCCTCAACTATTTTCGAGCCCTGCACACACAGAAACAGATGATGTGAACCAATGGTTTCGAGCTTGGTCAGCGTCCACGTTCTGCCCATTGAATCATGAAGCTTGTTCGTGCTGAGTAACCAAGGGTTCACAGGCTGGGTGTAGCTCGCCCCATAATTCCCATCTGGAGCCCAAATGAAGGCAGTACGATCTTTGATATACCTGAATTCGTACAAATCCGGGTGAAGGGAGCTTTCATAACCCATATGAACCTCAGGGGGGTATATGATTGAGTAGATCAGAGGCCCATCAATTAAACCCAAAAAATTTTGAAAATCTAAAAGTGACCAATAATGCACTTCATCGTGAATTACAACCCTTTTTGCTGAACTCAATTTCTCCTTGAATTCAGGTTTCAAAGTGGAGAGATCAAGATTCCTTACGGGGTCAGAATATCTAAGTGCATCTTTGGCATGTATTAATCTATTAATCAAATTAACATTATCTTTAATATGAGCTTTCTTAACACCTAACTGTACTAGTTTAGACTCCTTCAAACTAATAAAAATAGTATTACTAACTATATGATTAGAAATAACGTTATAAAGAAAATAATTCTCTATTATTTTCGAAGCAGGATGAGAATGCACTCTAAAGCATTGGTTCGAAAGAGGGATACCTTTTGATACTAGGAAATCATAAACTTGATCAGATACATAATAATCATATAGATTATTAGCATCAGACTCAATTTTTAAGACCTCCTCACCCTTTAGAAGCTTGAGCTTAGAGCTGGACTCTGCATCCAGATTTGAAATAACGTTAGCATAAGCGTTCCGTTGACTCCCTGCACCCAGAGACATAGTTGAATGATAAGAGACGACTAGCAAAGGATGAAGGAAACGGAAACTATTTACTTA